TTACAAAAGTGGCTAAGCAACTTGCTGAAGCAAATTCCAAACTTCCTAAAGCATACAAGTATGATCTTGTGTTGCGTGATTTTGACAATAAAGTAGAACTAATCGGTCTTGTTGATGATCCAACATATGACATTGCCGACTTTCGTGGTCGTGAAATGTTGTTTCCTAAAAAATGGGTCACACTTGACGTTTTTGAACCAACAACAAAGGTAACAGTATGAACACAAAATGTATCACATTTAAAACACACCAGACAATCATTGCTGAAGTATTAGATGAGGGTGATGTTGGTGTTTTAGTAAAAAATCCAGTGCAAGTTATTTCTGTGCCACCACGTTCAGCAAATGATCCTGGTGGTGTAGGTTTTGCACCATATCTTGCTTTTGTTGAGGAATTTGATAAAGGCATCACAATCAAGAATGAAGATATTCTAACAGTCAACACACCAGTACCAGACCTTATGGAAAATTATCGTAAAATGTTTAGCCGCATAGAAATCGCACCAGCAGGATTAAAACTTTAATGTCAAAATACTACACAAACGTATGTGTTCATAGTAATCATATATTGTTTCGTGGCGTAACAAACGGTCGGAGAGTAAAGAGCAAAGTCAAATACTCTCCGACTTTGTTTTTACAATCAAACAAACAATCACAGTGGCGTTCATTGTTCAATGAGCCATTGGAACCTATGACATTTGAAACTATTCGGGAGGCACGTGATTTTGTCAAACGTTATGAAGAAGTTGCAAACTTTAAAATCTATGGCAATACAAGGTATGAATACGCATTCATTGCTGACAATTTTAGAGGCATCGTTGATTGGGATATTTCTAATCTTTCTGTCGTTTTCATAGACATTGAGGTCGGCTCAGAGAATGGTTTTCCTGATCCATATAAAGCAACAGAACCTATCACTGCAATTGCCATTCATCAGTTGAATGGTGGTACTACAGTATATGGTTGTGGTGATTATGTAAACAAAGATGAAAATGTGAATTATGTCTTATGTAAAGATGAAGTTGATTTGTGTGAACGCTTCCTTGCTGATTGGTCAAGCAATCATCCTGACGTTATTACTGGTTGGAATATCAAGTTCTTTGATGTTCCTTATCTTATCAACCGTTTTACCCGCATACTTGGAGAGGATGACGTAAAGAAACTTTCACCTTGGTCTATCATCTCACAACGCAATACAATGTTCAAAGGTAAACAACAGATTGTCTATGATATTGTTGGTGTATCTGCGCTTGATTATCTTGAACTGTATCAGTGGTATGCGCCGGGTGGAAAGAATGTAGAAAACTACAGACTTGATACTATTGCAAGTGTGGAACTTGGTAAAAGCAAATTATCTTATGATGAGTATGATAGCCTTCATCAATTGTACAAACTTGACTATCAAAGGTTCATTGACTATAACATCAAAGATGTAAGACTTGTTCTTGAACTTGAAGATAAGTTGAAGTTGATTGAACTTGCGCTGACTCTGGCATACGACACCAAGTGTAACTATGATGATGTGTTTGCACAAACAAGAATGTGGGATGCACTAATCTACAATTATCTGTTGGATAAAAAGATTGTTGTTCCACCACGCCGTATTGCAAACAAAGATGCCGCATTTGAAGGCGCATATGTCAAAGAACCACAAATTGGTTTACACAATTGGGTTGCGTCGTTTGACTTGAACAGTCTGTATCCACATTTGATTATGCAATACAATATCTCACCAGAGACTTTGATTGACAATCATGATTATACAGATGAAATGCGTAGACTTGCTTCTGATGCATCTGTTGAAAATCTACTACAAAAGAAACTTGATACCAGCGTATTGAAGGGTGCAACCATTACACCAAACGGTCAATTCTTTCGTACAGACAAAGAAGGCTTCTTGCCTGCGATGATGATTGAGATGTATGAAGATCGTAAGAAGTTCAAGAAGTTGATGTTGAAAGAACAACAAGCATACGAAAATGAGAAGGACAAAACAAAGAAGAAGGAAATTGAAAAACTGATTGCAAGATATAACAATCTACAACTTGCAAAGAAAGTCTCACTTAACTCAGCCTACGGTGCAATGGGTTCTCAGTATTTCAGGTTTTATGATTTGCGCCAAGCACTTGCTGTTACACAGGCAGGTCAATTGTCTATTCGTTGGATTGAAAACAAACTCAACGAATATTTGAATAAACTATTGAAAACTGAGAAAGACTATGTTATTGCTTCGGATACAGATTCTATCTATCTTAATCTTGGTCCGCTGGTTGATTCTGTGTATGAAAAAAAACCATCAACTGAGAAAGTTATCGCCTTCATGGACAAAATCTGTGAAGAGAAGATTCAACCATATATCGATAAGAGTTATCAGGAACTTGCTGAATATGTTCATGCGTTCGACCAGAAAATGCAAATGAAGCGTGAAGGCTTGTCTGATAAAGGTATCTGGACGGCAAAGAAACGATACATTCTGAATGTGTATAACAATGAAGGTGTTCAGTATGCCAAACCAAAAATCAAGGTCATGGGTCTTGAAATGGTTAAGTCGTCAACACCAACTGCCGTTCGTGACAAGATGTATGAACTGGTTGATTTGATTGTGAACACTGATGAAGAAACGGTGCAACAGTTTATTGCCAAGTTCAGAGAAGAATTCAGAAAGTTGCCAGTAGAAGATATTTCTTTTCCACGTGGTTGCAATGGCTTGAAAGAGTACACGGATTCTGCTACAATATACAAGAAAGGCACACCAATACATGTCAAGGGTGCTATACTGTATAATCATTACCTGAAGCAGAACAATTTGATGAATAAGTATCCTTTGATACAAGAAGGTGAAAAGTTGAAATTCACTTATCTAAAAACACCCAATCCATTCAAAGATACGGTCATTTCATTTCCAACACGACTGCCTAAAGAGTTTGACTTGCAGCCTTTCATTGATTATGAAACACAGTTTGAGAAAACTTTTATTGACCCAATTCAAATTATTTTGACTTGTATTGGCTGGCAAACAGAAAAACAATATACACTTGAAGCATTCTTCACATGATACATGTAATACTACCATTTTTGACTGCTATTGCTTTATCGGGTATTGCTGCATATTACTCGGTCATTGGTCTTGCACAGATATTTCCAGGTTCATACTGGCCTATTATCATTATGGGTTCTGTACTTGAAGCAGCAAAACTGGTAACTGTATCATGGGTGTACAATCATTGGAAAACAACATTTTCTGCACTCAAACTTTACTTTCTCATTGCTGTGGTATTGTTGATGGGTATCACTTCAATGGGTATCTTTGGTTATCTTTCAAAGGCACATATTGAACATTCAAGTACAATAGCACCACAAGCAGCAAAGGTAGAAATCTATGAGGAAAAGATCAAAGTTATTCAATCTCAGATTGACAGGAACAACAAAAACCTTGAACAGTATGATGAGGCTGTCGATCAAGTTATGGGCAGGTCGAAAGATGAGAAAGGGGCTGAAAAGGCGAATCAAATACGTAAAGCCCAACAGAAAGACCGTGAGAGAATCATTGCTGAGACTAAGAGGTTTCAAAAAGAGATACAGTTGCTCACGGAAGAGAAACTCCCTTTATCATTGGAAGTTAAGAAGGCTGAATCGGATTTGGGGCCTATAAAATATGTTGCTGAAGTTGTATACGGCACACAAGATAGAGACTTGATTGATAAAGCAGTTCGTTTGGTAATCTTTGTTATCATTGTGGTATTTGACCCACTTGCAGTATTGTTGCTGATTGCAGCAAATCAAACGTACCGCAGAATCAAAGAAGAGAAAGATGAACCAGAACCAATCAAAAAGGTAGTAAAGAAGAAAAAGCTTGACACACCACCAACACGCACGTTAGAATCATTCTTTGTAGATGATAAACATGAAGTGATACCAAAAGACAAAATAGCAGATATTAAAAACATAGATGAAGTATAATTTTCAAGTCACTCCTATATCGAAATATGATGCTGTGGAATTTGTTCAAAAATTCCATTACTCTCCAGTTATGCCTTCACTGACAAAGCATTACTTGGGTTTTTTTGTTGATGATGAACTAAAAGGTGTTTTAACTTTGGGTTGGGGTACACAACCAAAACAAACTATCAATAAGATGTTTCCAGGCTTAGAGTCTAAAGATTATTTTGAAATTGGTAAAATGTGTATGCATGAAGATATGCCACGCAATTCCGAATCACAAATGATTTCAGCAACTATAAAGTGGATGAAAAAACATACAAGTTGTTTATTTCTTTATACGATGGCAGATGGTATAATGGGTAAATGTGGTTATGTTTATCAAGCATCTAATTTTTATTTTGGTGAAAAATATTGGACGAGTGTTTATATGATGGAAAATGGTGAAAAACTTCATCCAAGGTCAACTAAAGAATTATGCAAAGAGAATGCTAAGTTTTCGGGTAAATCAAAAATTTTTTGGTTGACTTCAGATTTTATGAAAATGAAAAAAATTCGAAAGATAGAGGGATATATGTTTAGATACATTTACCCACTAAACAAACGAGCCAAAAAAATAATGAAAGAAAATTCTACTTTGAATTGGACTCTTAATTACCCCAAAGAAAAAGACCTTGAATGGAGAGATTCGACTGATAGCAAGAATAAGTTCTTGGTTGAACAACCAGATTTTTCTTTCAAAGAAGCAATTTATAATTTAAAAAACATAGAAGAGCATAAAAAATCAAATCAATCAACACTTGAAAAATTCTTTGTAGAGAGTTTATAATGAAAGAACCCAAATTGACTGATGCCTCAAAAGCAAACAAAAGTGGTCAAGAACTTGAAAAAAAACTAAAGCAGTTCTTGATAGAAAATGATTTTGCTTATGTGCAACAAAGACCAAGAAGTCCAGAAATAGATTTTATAATCGGTAATGGAAAGGAAACAATTTATGCCGATTGTACCAATCAAAATGTTGAAGGTAGCGTAGACGAAAAGATACCCCATAAAATATGGAAATACCACAAAAAATACGGGTACTCTGACGTTTATATAATTAGAGGAGAACATATACCTAACAATTTGGTTATCGAACACTGCAATGAAATTTGTAGAACTAAGGGTTTTAAAATGCACATAGTGACTTTTGAAGAATTTTGTGCTATACTATTGAAAAAAGAATACTTATCTCCACTGGAATATTTTTTTAAGAACAATGAGGAAACACATGTCAATACTTGATAAACTAAAGAAGGCATCGACAATCAAAGAAACATCGGTGCTTTCTAAATCGAAATTTTTTACAGAAAAAGATATGATACAAACTGATGTGCCTATTGTGAATGTGGCACTATCAGGTAATCTTGATGGTGGTTTGACACCTGGCCTGACAATGTTTGCTGGTCCTTCAAAGCACTTCAAGACAGCATTTGCTTTGCTCATGGCAAAATCATATATGAACAAGTATGATGATGCTGTTGTTCTGTTTTACGACTCAGAGTTCGGCACACCACAATCATACTTTGATGCGTTTGGTATTGATACTGAACGTGTTCTACATACACCTATCACTGATGTTGAGCAGTTGAAACATGATATCATGAATCAGTTGCAGAACATTGAAAAAACAGACAAAGTTATCATTGTCCTTGATTCTATTGGTAATCTTGCATCAAAGAAAGAAGTTGAAGATTCAATTGAAGGTAAATCTGTTGCTGACATGAGCCGAGCAAAACAGATGAAGTCTTTGTTCCGTATGGTGACTCCACATTTGACTATCAAAGATATTCCTATGGTTGTTGTTAATCACACATACAAAGAAATTGGTATGTTCCCGAAAGATATCGTTGGTGGTGGCACAGGCTCATACTATTCAGCAGACACAATCTGGATTCTTGGTCGTCAACAAGACAAAGATGGTACAGAGATTGTCGGTTACAATTTCATCATCAATGTAGAGAAAAGTAGATATGTCAGAGAAAAATCCAAAATACCTGTTACTGTATCCTTTGACGGTGGTATTAACAAGTGGTCTGGTTTATTGGATATTGCACTCGAAGGCAATTTCGTCACTAAGCCAAGTAATGGTTGGTATGCCAAAGTAGATCAAGAAACGGGTGAAGTGCTTGAGAAAAAACGATTTGCAGATACACAGACAGAAGAATTCTGGAAAGACATTCTTGCTGATGAACGATTCAAAGAGTTTGTAAGGAAGAAATATGAAATCACTTATAGCAGCATTATGG